CCGTGAAAGGGGTATGAAAACAGTTGTGATGACACACCACGCTCCATCGTTCCAATCAATATCGCCTCACTATGCTGGTAGCGATTTGAACGCAGCATATGCATCAGAATTATACAATGCATACAGCGACGATGCCATGCCTATATTACACATACACGGCCATGTCCACGATAGCTTTGACTACATGCTTGGAGATACACGTGTCGTTTGTAACCCCAGGGGATATTTGAATATGGGACCGGGTGATTTAAACTCAAAGTTTAATCCGAATCTTGTAATTGATGTTTGAGTATAGTGCGTAGTGTGTCATAAGTTAAGTTTAACTCTCGGCACGCTTCGGCTTTTGATTCGTATTTTTTACCATCAATAACAACTGGTTGTTTTCTGGTATGCGCCGCGCTCATTTTATTTTTGGTAGCCGTAGAGTGTTTACGCCCCAACATCGTACCTGGTTTACCGTAGCTTGGATTATCTCTACCAGACTTACCGGGGTGATAGGATTTGCCTTTATGCATCTCGCTCATGCGGCGACGTCGCTCTTCGGACCATTTAACCTTTTTTGTGTATCCATATGATTCGCCACCGGCTGATGAGTTGTATCCAGATTTGTATGTATCCATTTCATCTATCAACACCTTCTCGCGTTCGGTAGCCTGGCGTAGTGTTAACCCTTCTTCTAAAGGAACCATGTTCCAAACGTCAACACCATACTTGCGTATAGCGTTTGGCAACTTGTGGTTGTGTTTTGTATTTTTTGCTGAACTCTTATGTGAAGTCCACCGACGGTTCAATGACGTCCTTGTAATTCCAACATATTTCTTCTGTGTGACAGTATTCATCAACAGGTAAACAGTGTATAATGGTTTCATGTGCTTATTTATAAACTTATCCACGTGGTTAAGTTGGCACAACGGGTAATAGAAGTATGAAATACACAACAGTAGAATATATCGTACAACGATTCAGCAGCAATAACGGAGTTGAGGAGGTGGTACTTTGTCACACCGAGATTGCTGTGCTAGCAGCTCGTGATCAACTTAAACTGAACCACCCTGAATGGGACTTGGAAGCAATAAAACGAACGACCATAGAGGAACTGGTATGAGTGCATTTGCGTTGTTCGTATATTGGTTGGCTACCATTGCCGTAACACTTATTATGGTGTATCCTATATTCAAACTCACTCTGGTTATAGGACACAAGTATGATTTCGGTCCATGTGATCAGAGTGAAATGCAGGGATGTCATCGCATTGACTACAACACCGAGAAAGAAATGTTGTGTTGTGTTTATTGTGGTCAAGGATTTTTAGACTTCGGAGTAGGAACATGAGTACGCCAGAAATAGTAACATCACCAACAATGTATGTTGGCGTTTCGTGAAGGTCAGCTGTCTTGAAGATATTTGTTAAGACGCGTTAATCCCCAGTGGAGATCTTTACACGCTTCGGTTTTTGATCGATAGTGGGTTCCCTCCACAACAACAGGTGTTCGTTTGTGTTGATGATCACTCATTTTATTTCTTGCGCTGGTTGAGTGTGTCTTGCCTAACATTGTACCGGGTTTACCGTATCTGGGGTTTTCCTTTCCAGGCATGCCTGGATGGTAAGATTTGCCCTTGTGTAGATCGCTCATTTTCTTTTTCTTTTCTTCTGTCCATCGTGGCTTTGGCGTATAACCGTAAGCCTCTCCACCTAAAGAAGAATTGTAGCCTTCAAGCAAAGAGTTGTGTTGCTGAATCATTTCTTTTTCAACTTCAACAGCGCGCTCCAAGGTTAAACCACCAACAAGTTCTTCGATAGACCAACAGTCAGTTCCGTATTTTCTGATAGCGTTTAATAGCTTCCGGCTCTTCTTTACGTGCTTGGCGTTAGATTTGTGGTATGTCCATCGTCGAGTAAGGCCGATTCCAGTCATCCCAATATAAACTTTATTGGTGATTGAATTAGTTAATTTATATACTTGATATTTTCTCGTTTCCACATTAGTATTTATATCTTGTACCTTGAGGGTTCAAAGTTCTTCCATTGCTGGGTATGTATATCTAGTAAATAGATGTATGAAACTATGCGACTTGTTTGAAGAAGAAGGATACAACATTGACGACGCTATGACATGCGATGGCAATAGTGGTGCAAACGAAATAGGTAACCTGGCCCGCCGTGATTCGAAGGAAAATCTTTCGACTACGGGCCGTGGAACCAACTACGAGAAAGCGAAACGCATTATTGGTGGAGCTAAACTAGCAAAAAAAGACTCGATTATTGTTCGGGACGATACGACCGAGCAGCATGGGCAGAACTTCACAACGTCAAACGCTAGGAGATAACATGTTAATCGAAGAAATAATCAATACAGGGCGCGAGAAAGCGGAACGAATCGCTGCCCGAACCAAGTTGAAAGCCAAGAGAATGAACCCCAAGATAACGAAGCACAGTAATATCCCGGGGGCTGGTTCGAGACCTGAAGACTCTACGAGTAACATGGGTGGAGAAGATTCTGGAACTGGTCTAATGAGTTGATCGTGGGGTAGTAAACCTGTATACTTGTCATCAGTAGCCAACCGTTACACAACCAACGAAGATAACCATATGACGAAGAAAGATGTTACAACCTCGGGCGTTACTTGTTCTTTTTGTGGCAAGAATCAAGACGAAGTTAATAAACTAATTGCAGGTCCATCCGTTCACATTTGTGATGAGTGTATCACATTATGTGAAGACATAATGTCGAAGGACATGGCAGAAGATGCTGCCTCGTCATCTGACAGCAAACCCCTCCCCACCCCCAGTGAAATTCACACCTTCCTCAACCAATATATCATTGGACAGGATAGCGCAAAGCGGATCCTCTCAGTGGCGGTGTACAATCACTACAAGCGCATTGAATGTGCATCCACCCACAAAGACGGTGACGTTGAGTTGACCAAGAGTAATGTTCTGATAGCGGGCCCAACCGGTTGTGGTAAAACACTATTGGCTGAGACTTTAGCTCGGGTAATTGATGTACCGTTTGCAATTGCTGATGCAACATCACTAACTGAAGCAGGGTATGTTGGCGAAGATGTTGAAAACGTTCTCGTCAAACTACTGGCTAATTGCGATGGTGATATTGAAAAAGCAGCACACGGCATCATATATATCGATGAAATCGACAAAATTGGACGCAAATCTGAGAACACCTCAATCACTCGTGATGTATCTGGTGAGGGTGTGCAACAAGCTCTTTTGAAAATGATCGAAGGTACTGTGGTGAATGTACCGACAAAAGGTGGACGTAAGCACCCAGGCGGTGAGACAGTTACACTCGATACGAAAAACATCCTATTCATTGTTGGTGGTGCTTTCTCGGGTCTGGAAGCTGTGCTACGAGCCAAAAATGAAAAGAAGTCCGGTATAGGCTTTGCTGCTTCAGTCTCTTCTAAAGATGATGAAGCCGACAAGAAGAATACCGGTGAGCTGTTGCGTGATGTGCAATCCAGTGACTTTGTTCAGTTTGGACTGATCCCCGAATTTGTTGGCCGCTTGCCAATTGTTGCAACTCTCGAGAATCTGGACGAAGACGCGTTGGTCCAGATATTGACAGAACCCAAGAATGCCATCACAAAACAGTTCAGCAAGTTGTTGGGTATGGATGGTGTTGAAGTTGAATTCACTGATGAAGCGTTGCGGGCTATCGCGAAGAAAGCTATCGAGCGTGAAACGGGAGCGCGTGGACTGCGAACGATTTTGGAGACGGCATTGCTGTCAACCATGTATGATCTGCCTGACCGCAAGAACGTTGTTCGAGTAATCATCAACGATGATGTGATTAGTGGTGTGGCACTTCCGGAACTGGTTGAAGAAACCAAAGATCTGGTAGTTATCAGCTAGAGTTCAGGGGTGGTTTTCAGCCACCCTTGACGTTAATGTCATAAGTAAGTATAGTAGTACACAGGGACGATAGACGTCCCTGTTAACATTTAATCAGAGGAGCTCTGACATGAAGAAATATGACACAGTAGTGTACATTGGTCGATTCCGACCACCCCACCTTGCTCACATTGAAACAATGAAGCGAGCATTGGAAGCAGGCAACCAGTTGTTGGTTATCGTTGGTTCTGCGAATCAGCCCAGGACTGTAAAAAATCCTTGGACTGTAAGTGAAGTTGAAGTGATGATCAAGTCTTCGCTTCCCGAAGATGTACGGGAGCGTGTAATGGTATTACCTCTGCGGGATACAGCATACAACGACCAAGCGTGGGTTCAACAAGTTCAAGACAAAGTACGAGCCGTCACAGAACCAGCAGATGTGGTTGGTCTCATTGGCCACTCAAAGGATGAATCATCCTACTACCTGAAGATGTTCCCACAATGGGATCACATCGAGATGGAAAACATCAACGACATCCATGCTACAGACATTCGCAATGCTTACTTCGAAGCGAATGGCGACATGACGAACTTTGATTTTAAGATTGGTCGTAACCTTCCACCAGCCATTCATGACTTCATGAAAGCATTTGCTCATACCAGCGACTACGAAACCCTGGTCAATGAGTACAAGTTTCTGGTTGCTCATGCAAAGATGTGGGAAGATGCACCATACCCACCCATGTTCATCACGACAGATGCTGTTGTTGTTCAGTCTGGCCATGTACTTTTGGTAAAGCGTCGCGCTGAACCTGGTAAGAATTTGTGGGCGATTCCTGGAGGTTATCTGAATCAAAAAGAGTACATCATTGATGGTTTGATTCGAGAGCTGCGTGAAGAAACAATGCTGAAGGTGCCGGGTCCTGTCCTTCGTGGTTCTATCAAATACACCGGCGTGTATGATGCTCCAGATAGAAGTCCCCGTGGTCGTATTGTTACTCATGCTTCACTGATTGAATTGCCAGCTGGCCCGTTACCACCCGTCAAAGGATCAGATGATGCTGAGAAGGCCAAATGGATTCCACTGAGTGTGTTCGAGCGAATGGAAGAACAGATGTTCGAAGATCATTTCCACATCATACGAGACCTTTTGGGTAAGATGTAACGTTGACATCAAGAGTGGTTCCTGTATAATAGTTTAAAACCACAGAGAACCACTCTTGATGCTTGAAGATTTACTATCCCGCTTGAACGCAACGATGCAGGAATTTGCTGACAGTCGTGCTCTCCCTGAAACAGAAGAAGAAATCCGTACAGCGGTAAATTCTTTAGGGCTTGATTTTATAGACGAGAACGCAATTGTTGAATTTCATCCTCCAACGATCGCATTGGTATCACGTGGTTCAGAACTTGGCTACGTCGCTGATCTTCCTGTGTTGTTGGACGGTTGGAGTGATTCAATTCCCCTTTCATCTTTGGTTATACTGACACGTACAACAAACTTATGAGACATTTACTTCTGGCTGCTTTGCTCGTAACTGTTCCAGCATCAGCTCAACAATATGGTGGTGAAGAGTCAGTGTTCCGACGAGCTGCTGAAGCAGCAAAGACTCATACCACAACTCTCCCATCGGCAACCCGAACACCAACACAGCGTTCCAGCAATCAGTATATTGGACCACTGACGTATAATGGGGTGCGAGGTGCTATCATCAACAATGAAGGTGATTCGAGAGCTGCCAGAGCACGAATGCAACAGAAGAAGATTCTGATCGAAGCTGAACGTGCAGCCGGACTATACAACCCACCCGAAGAGTACACACTACACGGACAACCCGTTGCTACCACAGCTGAGCGAAATGGTGAGTGGTATAGTGATTCATTCTACAACAAGCACGAAGATGCCAACCGAGTTCGGTTGGATGCTTGGACTTTCCAGCGAGGATTTCGACACAACGCTTTTGTGTTGTCTTGTGTGTATGACAGAGAATCTCAAACAGGTGGTAATCTGAAGTTCTTTGTCAAGGGATTGGAACCTATCGGCCGTCTCGGTTCTGACA